GAGAAGAAATTTGACGAAGACTTGCATGCTTACGTGGACGAACCTGGCCAGAGTTATGACGTCACTCGTTATACCCCTGTCCCATATGTGTTGACCATGACGGTGGATATATGGACTAGCAATACCGATCAGAAACTGCAATTATTAGAGCAGATTCTTGTGCTGTTTAACCCAGGAATCAATTTGCATACAAATGAGAATACATTAGACTGGTCGTCACTGACATATTGTGAAATGACCAGCACAAATTGGAGTAGCCGTTCATTACCAAGTGGCGCTGATAACTCAATTGACGTCGCAACATTGACGTTCCAAATGCCTATTTTTATCAATCCGCCAGCACGGGTTTCACGTATGAATATCATTCAGACTATTCTTACTCAAGTACATACTCTTGATAACACAGACTTCGAAACATGGACTGTTGGCGATTTGACCACTGATAGTGAATACGTTATCACTACATTAGAAGATTATTGGATTAGATATGAGAATGGTTTTGCAACATTACTAGACAGTGGTGGCGTAGTTAACCCAAGTCTCAATTGGAAAACTGACGTATTTTCTGCTTATGGTGAGGTGCGGCCAGGTATCAGTCAAATTCGATTACGACAGGGAAATGACGTAACCGACCCTAGCAATGATGTAATAGGCACCTTAGATTATGACTTATCAGACGTGAGCCGAATGGCTGTCACAATTGATCCTGACACATTGCCAACAGACACGCAAGAATCTGTAGACAACGTCATAAATCCACAGAACAATTATCCTGGCGATGGTACACTTGCAGTCGCCACGTCAGGACAGCGCTATCTAGTGCTGGACTTCACGCCCGACGACAGTCTATGGGGGAATGTTACCGCTAGTGCAAATGATATAATTGAATACAACGGCAGTGCATGGGTTGTTGTGTTCGACGCAAGTGCAAGTTCTGGTACAGATTATGTCACCAACCTACATAATGATTTGCAATTTGAATGGACAGGTGCATTTTGGCAGAATAGTTATGAGGGCACTTATAGAGAAGGCTGGTTTAGGTTATTCATATGAGAACTGTATGTGCCAGCGGTTGCATTATATTATGCGAAACTACCCAGCGAATGTTGCTGCAATTACGTGCGCCAGATCGTAAAAATAAAAATTATTGGGGATTTTGGGGAGGTGGGTGCGAAGGCACTGAAACTCCGGTCCAAACTATTCAACGCGAATTAGTTGAAGAAATTGGCTTCCTGCCTGAAATTACTAAATTCTATCCATTGCATAAAATGGTTAGCAATGACGAAAGTTTTGAATATGACACGTTCTTGGCCACTGTAGAAGAAGAATTTATTCCTATATTGAATTCAGAAAGTGAGGGATATGCATGGGTTAAATATGACAGACATCCCATTCCACTTCACCCAGGAGCAAAGCTTGTTTTGCAAAATCCACGAATTCTGAGCAAAATTAGAACAATTGTCGGCCAACTTCTTCGCCAATAATATTAAAATCATGGGCTGGCGCATTAGATAACGATGTGATATAATTATAAGCTAACAGTGATACCCCATATGGCATTATGTCGTTATCAGGTGCCGCTGAACGACTCCATACATACGAGTTGTTGTTTTCGATATCCGGTTCGAAGTATAAGTTAACATCCGGCTCTAATACCATATCAATGTCAATAACCCATGCATAACGACTATATAGACTTCCCCCAATTTTTTTAAGCATATCAGTGTGACTTTCTGGGTCACGAATTAATGTGGCCATGGGAAATCGTCGTTGATAATTTTGATATTTTTTTACTGCGTCGGGTTGAAAATTACTAACAAAAAATATCGAGTAACGATTTTTATCAAACGCTGCAATTTCTCGTTGTTTCACTTCATATGATCTATGTGCAGGATCAGTTGGTACTAATCTGACGGCGTCCCATCTAATGACTGCTTTGCCACGCTCCCTGCAATATGGGAACGCATGAATATTAAACTGTTGGTCGTCAGATGGCGTCCACGCTAGCGCGAAGTCATCACGGAGGGTAATACTTTCACATACTAGCCATACGTACTGACCACGTGACATATATTCATTTGCCTGTGATAAATCGTCGGTGTCACGGGTATAGCACACGGGCCACGGTGACCTCAACGCATGTGCCATGTCAAATAGTGCAGTAAACATCAAACGTATCCATATGCCTTTGCACCGATATGATGCACTTGGCGGCTGACGACTGGGTCAATATATGTAATGATATCCAAGTCAGCAGCATTTTGACAAAAATATATATCTTCGCCATTGAAATACTCGTATTCAGGGTCCCATGTAAAATTGAACCACGGTTGGGGCAATAATGAAAACACACTTGTTTTTGTTAACATTAGGCCCATGCCGCATCCATCCACTTCCATTAAGGCTGTTCCGGCAGGGAACACCCGTTCTCCACGATCACCATCATCACGGAAGGCGGTGGGCAAACATTTACCATCGCGGGTCAGGTATGCAGCGGCAACAATGTCTACATCATGTGCAAGTAGTTGGCGGCAAACGTTGCCAGAGAATTTCATATCAGAATCTAACCACAAAATATGACTTGAGTCCATAGTCTGTGCCTCTAACACAAGCTGTCTTCTTTGCGCTGGTAGAACGCTACCCCTTGATGTATGGAGCCAATGCGTGATCCCATGTGCCGCTAAGTCTGCACGTAATTCACTTAGTGAAATGGCAAAATCTATACTTACTTCGTCGCGGGTTGGCACACAAATAGAGATTGAAGTCATAGTTTTCCTGTGACACGATTGGCGTTTGTGATAGACTCATTTTCTTTTACTCTAGAATTAAGAGACGTCGCCATTTTATTGGTCAACCGGATGACTGCATCGAAGTTGTCGCCAGGTAAATTAATCGCCTGTAACATAGTGCTTTGACTAGTTTTACCTGTTGTCAGCATATCTACTGCCATCATCTTGGCCAATCTGGTGACATGGTAATTGATTACGTCTTCTTCGGTCACTGTAAGTTCTTCGGGTGTGAATTCAGCTATAATGGCGTCTTTCATTGCCCGTAAGAACATGTCTGCGGACGTGGGAGGCAAACTGCTGGTGATGTCTTTTTGAATTTTATGTAAGCGCATGCCAGGATGATCCATGTCGGCTAGCTCAAACATTTCGTATTCTAATTTATTAATGTCCATTATTTTCCTTTATAGACCACCAAATGTGGCCGACAAACTCACAGTGTTGCCCACAGTAATTCCGACTTCTGTGCCTAATTGACTCAGACTTCTATTACTTTCATCAGTAAATCCATAAAATACTTGGACAGTGTTGATACTAAGTTGTGATCCGGTTGGCGGCAAGCCCATGAGTTATCTTCCTAAAGAATACAATATTTTTGATGTATTGTCAAGTAATACTTATCAAAATCATAATTACCTAATTTGGGTATCTAACATCGTAATTATGTACCATCGCCAACAAGTGCGCCGTAAAGCGTCGTAGATACTTTCCAGAGGGCAATAACCGTGAAGCCTGTAAGCGCCAATGTTGGTGCCGATCCGCCATTATTTACCCACGTTGTTGTAGGCCAAGTGATCGTGGCGGCTGTGCCGTCGTCAATCATTAAAGTCATGTTTTCACCTGACGCAAGGGTTTCAGTGGGGGTCGACGCGCCTGAAAGTGTCCACGTCTGAACACCACCGTTGACTGGATCGAGCACAGGTGTTGTTCCCGTCACTGCAAATACTGTCTCGGTGTATGCGTCTGCGACAACAACTCCCGTGGCTGTTACATTTGCAAATGTGGGACTATCGTTGGGCTGCACCGCAGTGTCTGCAAGAGTGCCTTGCGCCGCTGTTGCTATCCCAGAAGCGGTTAATACATCTGTTAGATTAGGCATTATTGGCCTCCTTTATTGTTAACGTACCAGACTCGACCTGACGCAATATCTCTGCGTAGTGTCTATTAGCTTGGTATTTTGCGTTTTTAATGTCCATGATTATAACTCCGCATCTGCTGTGTGGTAGTGGTAGTCGAGAAATGCTCCATTGATAATGTTAGTGAACACAGTAAATCCATGGGCGTGGATCGATGATCCAGCCGCTCCAAGTAGAATCTGGGCAGCATCACCTGTGTCTCCGTAAACTAGTAACGTGGGGGATGCCCTCATCGTCACAGGGAAGTCAAAAGACACCTGAACTGCGGCAAAGCCGCCTTGGTGGTTGTACGTGCGCTTGGCCGCTGACGTCGCTGTGGTGGCGGTGCGATGGTAAAACCGCTGACACTTTGCTAGCTCTAAACCAGTATCCACGCGCTCAAACGGCGTGGCTACATCACCTTCTTCAATTTGGACCTGTGCTAGATCGAAAGTACCTGATTGTGCAGTTAGACCGCCTGTACGAGCGGTCCAGAATGTCCCTGCCGAGTACCAGATGTTAAGGGACACGTTGTCGTTGTTGTTTGAACCAAGGGTCTTGCCTGAGATAGACGGGACCGTGGCTGTCACTGTGTACTTAGCCCAGCTTGCGGTGACTGCTATGAGTTGTGTGCCGATTCCGGTGACCTGCGCCGAAGGCGACCCGCCCGTTCCGAAAATCTGTTCAAACTCAAGGGCAATGTTTTTCGGTGCGTCTGCCTTACACCAGAACGAGACAGTAACCGTCTGACCGCTGAATGTACGAACACCTTCAATTCGTTGCTGATCAATCGCATAAGAATTTACCGCCGCGTTTCCAACCACGACACTGCTTGCGTAGTAGGTCGGATTGTTAGGTACGTCGGTTTGACCCAAGGCAAAGGCTGTGCGTGTGATGGTTTTAGCGGCGGAATTATCCAGAAAATTAACCCAGCGGTCAGCAACATATCCATTTGAAGACCCCGACGTGGCCCTCTGCCAGACATTAAAGTTACCATTGATGATCCGGTTACGACCTGAAAGCGAACCTGCGCTTGGGTAATTGTTGGTGTTTACTACAAGAGCATCGACAGTGGTTGTTCCAGTAAGGATAGGCGCTGTTAACGTCTTGTTTGTAAGTGTTTGAGGGGCGTCTAATGTTACGCCGTCGCCATTTCCACCAACTTGAGCCGCAATCTGCCATGTTGTGCCATCAAAGATAAGATTAACGGAA